GGATGATGTCCCAAATGAAGGGGCATCAGTTATACCGTAGAGTTACTTTTCGGCACTTAGCTTTCACTAAGGTAACAAGGAGGCCGTATGGCGCAACGTGGTGAATGGTTTAAAATTTAACCAATCATCGGTTATTCCGATACGTATACACGCTCTTTTTGGCGTGATCCTCCTAATTCGCCGAATATTAATACTGCAAAGTATGCCGTAAATCCCGTAACGCAAGTTATAGGATCTTGGCCCGCAATGCAGGGTTACCGTGCAAAGCTACGGACTGGGAATAAAGTTATTCCCCTTCCAACGTACGCAGGTATGATTACTTTCAGCAAACCAGAAGTTTATAGACGGACATTTTATCCTCCAATTTTTGGGGAAAGACATCCTGAAACTACAACTTATGGCTTTTCGCCTTCGAGTGGTTATATCTTTACTTCGTGCGCGTCGCCAGTAATTGGTTATCGGTGGCAGAATTTAAATAATCCTGTCACTTATGACCCACTGGTTACAGTCACTATTCCGCCGTCTGAGCAGGCATATATCCAGAACGCCATTTTGGCTAAACTGGGTAATTCTGCAATGCAGCTTCAAGTGACACTTGCCGAATACCGCAAAACCGCAGCAACACTAGTTCAATCGACGAATCGCCTTATCGGCGCCGCCCTTGAAATAGCATCTGGTAAACCAGATAAGTACATGCGAGAGTTAGGAATCGTCGGTTTCGGAGAAAATCCGGACCGCGTCTACTATCGCGATCGTAGAGGACGTAAGAAAGTGTCCCGCGTTTGGAAACGCGAAAAGGACTCAATTACGCTCATCAACGATTCTGTGACTAACATGTCGCAGAGGTATCTTGAAGCTAGGTTTGGTCTTATGCCGGTCTTGTATGATATTGATGGAGCATCACGCATCATTGCGGGGTGGGACAAAAATAAAATCCTTGGCCGAATGAGACATGTCCATGCGGTACCTTTAGATCACTCCCGAGACGATGTATCCAATTACATGCGACAGACTATGTCTGGAACACTGAGATTGGGACATTGTTTTACCTTTCACATGCGTGATTCCTTTGCCAATGAAATGAATTCCATTGGTATGGATGTTACGCACTTGTTGAATACGGCTTGGGAGCTTGTACCATATACATGGTTGCTCGACAAATTTATGAACATCGGTAACTATACTCTTGCGCTTTCCGGTGCAAGGGCTTGGCAATTCGATTACGGAAGTTTGTCGATGAAGGTGAATGCTAAAGTCGAGACTGTCGTGAATATGAATTTACCTCTCTTAATTGAGAAGGCATCGTCCACGTTCACAATTGATAGTTTTCAACGAAACGTTCTATCTTCTTTTCCACTTCCCATGATACCGCGTCTTCGCGCTGACTTAGGTTTGCGTGATTATGCGGATATACTAACCTTGGGTTTAACCAAGATTCGTGGGATTTCTTCCAACCTCATTAAATAAAAGCGAGGGCGTATGCCATTAGCTTCAACCGGTTTCACCTTGAAGGGTGATATAGTTGGGAATAACTTAGTTTTCTCGTATGGTGGTAAGGATGCAAAGGGTAACCTTCAATTCTTTACAGATCCAAACGGTGAACCGAGTAACCAACACATCGCAATCGTATCAGATGTTCGCCTGAAAACAGGTGATCGTCGCGTACGTTTAACTGTGTACAAAGCCAAGACGGTACTGGGCACTGATGGGATCACGCGTAAGCGTGGCCAATCATGGCTTAACACCGAAATGATCATCTCTAAGTTCGATGATATTCAGGGCCGTAAAGACAACCGCTCTTATCTTTCGGATGCAACAGCATCGACTCATACGTTCTTTAAAGGCGTATGGGAAGGCACTGACGCAATCGCGGGCTAAGCAGCTTTTTACTTAAAAGTTGTCTTTCAGTACAAGGAGCCGTTCAATTTTGAATTGCTCATTCAATTCTACTTCATGAAGAAGGAATTACCTGATGTCATCTCCGAAAAGAGCTCTGATTAGTCTGAATGTCCACACTACGGTATCAACGTTACTTAACGCTATGTCTAATAAAGACCATGAAGCAACTTGCGAATGCATAGATTGCTTTCGGACCAACTGGCTTAGAATTAACATTCTAAAAAAGTATAATCCAGAGCGCGGGTTACGTGAAGACCTCAATGCCATTACTTATGCTGGCCTAAGAACCACTGAGGACTACGGAAGAAAATTTAACCGTGATCCTTGGACTCTTGACCCTATTGTGACTGCTGTCGCGAGACAACTGATTCACAATGTAATGGGACCTTTTAGTGTAGGCAAGATAGCTTCGTATGGAAGGTTTAGCGGCGGTGCAACCACTTGTGGTTCGCGCCAGATAGGACATGTGTCCTTTAAACTAGATCCTCTTAATTCTCCACCATTACTTAAGAAGCAAACGCGTAAGCGTCGAAAACTTAACATGGTGTTAGGTCAGATTGTTAAAGCAGCTGATCGTAAGGAGTACGAAAGCTACAGGCCGGTGGACGTGACGCCGTCTGCGGAGAAGTATGCACGAGCGTATTGCTTAAGTGATCGCCTTTTGGCGAACTCCGATGCTTCGCGATGCATAACAATATCCCGTGGAAATCACGTTGATTGTGTGCCTAAAGATGAAACAAAGAATCGCACCATTGCAAAAGAACCAGCCTGGAATATGTTTTTCCAGTTGGCAGTCGGGACATACCTCAAACAGCGTCTTTACGACGTTGCAGGGGTAGACTTAACTAACCAAGTGACCAATCAAGAATTGGCTTACGAGGGTTCGATGCATGGCATGTTAGCAACCGTTGATTTTCGAAATGCATCGAATACGATGTATTTCAAGACGGTCGCTAAATTGTTACC